GTGTTTTTTCGACTACCCTTAGGCACTCCAACAATGTCATATCCTTATAACAACCCGAGTGAAGCTATTTATATCCCTCCTGGATTAGAATGGGAATATGATGATATCATCTATGCTGGAGAAGAAAACTCTCCAATTGATCATGATGATTCATTACAAGGAATCCCAGAAGAAGGGGATGATTGGGTGAATAAAACTTCACCCAGTCCTCCTTCTGAAGAAAAAAGGGAAGTAGAGGAGAAAAAATCTCCCCGTGAAACTTCCCCTTTCTTCAAGGATTCGACTCAAGGAACCAAAATAGTAAATGTCGATTGGGATCTTCCCTATGACGGATACTATGATGGGCTTGAGACAGTTCCCATTTATCGAGTTCGGCCACTCCAATTATATAGAACATCTAGATTGGAAGGATGGAATACATCCTTTCCTCGAGATGAATTGGAGTTTTTTAATTTAACTTCAGGTACAATTCCCTGGGCAGTGTTAACTGACCCGAACTGGTTAGTCAATGAACGGGATAAAACTTATCCCGTTGAAGGACAGTCAGCAGGGGATCCATACCCGAAGTTAGCCGAAATGGTATGCTGGGCTGATTCTTATGATAAAGGGTACCTACGGGTAACCGAAGAAAAGGATGAGGAAAAGGATGAAAATCATCCTAATAGCGGAGAACCAAAGAGACTCTTCGCCTCTCGACTAGTAGGTGCGTCAGCACAAATAGTCGAAGAGACCTCAAATCCTTTTCTAGCCCTTTATTATGGTGGACCACCGAAACTTCGGATCGAATGGGTTAAAGAAAAACCCTTCGAATTTGAAGTTGAACCGGTGAATGATGAGGGATGTAAGGCTAGGGTTATTACAAAATCCCAGCCTTTCATCACAAATCTTCAACACCTACATAGAACAGTTATTCAGAATAAGATGAGGTCCGACAAAAGGTGCTCTGCATTACAGAGCAAACTTGGTCGAAGACCAGACATCTACTTTGCTAAGAGCACTTGGAATATAGAATATCCGAGATATTTTAAAAATCTCGATCTTTCTATGGCTACTGACACGTTTCAACAAGAGATTTGTCATAATCTCTCATTGGGAGCGAGTCAGATAGATCCAAGTGAGTCATATTACTCAGATGCTCTAGTAAAGAAACTGAATATACTGGCCCAATGGAATGGAGTTGAGGTAAAACTCAAGCTCTCTTCCAAATGCATAAAGGAAATTCAACCAAACATTCCTGAGGAGTTCATTGGCAAAAATGGCCAATTAATGGGAACTCCTCCTTCATGGGTGATCCTTAATCTGTACATCCTCTTCTTTTGGGAGTTATCTTATTTTTTACTAAATGAAGAAAATAAGGATATCTCTACCTTAGAAGTGGATGATGAACTCACGAAGCGCTTCCGTGATTTCCTCGAGAAAGGAGTTAAGAAAAACTTACCAGCATCAATCCATTGCGGAGATGACATGGTAGGTTATTCAAGTCTCGACCATATAAAGTTATTTGAAAACCTTATAGTATGGTCAGGGGCTATCCTTTCTCCTGGAACTAACACAATCTCTAGTGAAGTCATTATGTACTGTAAATCTGCTTATAGAGTAAGTTATTACTCTAATAAAGAGCGGATTTCAGGTAATCATGACATGCACATCAGCGCCTTCTCGAATATGAAAGTGAAATGTTTTTCGAAGAGAATGGACTCTCTTCGACTGCCCCAAATGAGGGATCAGAATGTTCACTTTACGAGAGGGAAATCGGCAATCTCTATGCTTAAAAAACGGATGGATATGGAGAATCTTTCTCCAAAAATCCGAAGACAGATGAAATCTGCCCGAATGGTTTTTACAATAAACCATTGGGAGACCATCAAAAAAGCAAAAGAGTATAATATGTCACCTTATATACCACAGTTTCTTGGTGGAATGCAATTTCCACAAGTAAACCATTGGTTTTATCCTTTAAAGAAAGCTCCCACTTACATAGTAAGACAGGTGGCTTATCTTTATGAGGATAAGGATGATATAAGGGCATATATGGACCGATTCTCCTTAGGAAATTGTTTCAAAGAAACAACTTTCTTTAGAGAGGAGGCAGAATTGAAAGCAAAGAAACTTCTTCTTTCCTTTCTTTCTGACGACCGTCTCATAAGAACTAAGGAAGAGCTCGAACACCAAGATATAAATAAGGTAATGGAATATTGTTGGATTAGAAAGACCCAACTTATTCAGATCTCTGGGTTTGAAGGAGAATTTTCTCCTTCTGCCCCTGAGACTTTTTACCTTATTAAAGAATTGGCACAGGAATGTAAGTTATTACCTCTGAAAACTGCAATAAAAGCATTGAGAGCTTTTTTTCTGTTTTCAGATCAGTATAGACTTTATTCCGAAGAGCTAGCTGATATTAATAAGATATATCCTCGTTTACAATCAGTAAACAAGAGGAAGAGAGTAATTTATGGAAGAAGAAGTGGAAAAATTCCAGTTTTCTTTCATAAACCTGAAGTTCTAAAATCGTGGAGGAGATATTCCTACGCTGATCTAGACGACAGGCGAAAAATCTCTCACTATAATATCTTAATTAGAGAGGAAGCATT